TAACACAGCAGAAAAAGCTAAAAAAATCACATCCATTAATTCATGTTTTTTATTGATGTCAGAACGTGGGTCATCTATCTTGCTGATAAAGTTGAAAATACTCATTATTAAGATCACGCTTTTATAGAATAGAGAGATCTTAACGTTTTAATGAGAGAAGTGGCTATAAAAAGTTATATTTTGGTCTTTATTTAACCCAAATAACCTTGTTAAAATTGTGAGATCTTGCCCTGCAGCAATGAGAGTGTTTCATTTACTTGTCGTAATAGTTCTACTTGCTTCCGTTTTGCTCCTGCAATCTGATGGGATTTGAGAAGGTCTTTATCAACTACCCACTCTTTACCGTTCCATCTATCGTAATCGGTATCAGGTTTCTTGAATGTCAGAATTTCTGGCAGCTCGCCCAATTCAGTAATTTCTTGCTGTGCACGAGTTTGCTTGTTGTAAATAATTTTTCCGCGATAGTCAGGTACTATTTCCCAATGCTTACTGTCTTCACTGCGACAAACAGCCATATCATCAGAATTAGGAAGATCTGGCGCATCAAGGTAAGCACCCGCTGATAAACTGACACCCAACATCACATATTCAATATCAGAGTTTGTGAATTCTCGTGTAATTTGATTAGTGTGATAAACCTTTATCCAGCCCGCTTGAATTGCTAATCCGTCTTTACCCAATACGACTGTTTCATGTTCTAAAGAATATTTTTGTTCAGTCATTATGCTGCTCTCACTATGTAGTTAAATGCGACGTTGCGGGGGCGGTTCTCTGAGGCTACAGGAACAACCCTTGACGCGTCGAATCCGAAGCCGTATGGATTATCCGGGTTACGAATATTCTGTGACTTGGTCCTACCATCTGTTGCTATTCCAAGATTAATTTTACCGTAGAAAGCTTCTTTTGTTGCGAGATGATAACTATCTGCGATAGCCCCAGGGAACGAGCCTGTAATGTTCCTAATCGCGTCACCTTGCCACGTACTGCAAACCCGGCCCGGATCAACACCACGGCCATTATCCCAACCACGAATGAACTCACCTCTTAAATCGGGTAAATAACCACTAGGATAAGCCTTTGCTAATTCCGGAAATTTCGACTTATCAAAGGACTCACCGTTACATTTCAACCACCCAATGGGCGGTATAGCAGCAGGCCAGGGAATAGGAGTCCCTACGGGTAGATAATTAGCTTTATTACTGATATTAATTTCTTCACGCAATGAATTTATTATTTCTTGAGCCAACTTTTGCGTAACAGCTAATGTATCACTATCGCCCACCACATCCGTAAGCTGAACAACGCCCTTTTGTGTTAATGAGGCATCGGGAACTTTTGTTGTGGCTTTTTGTTCTAAAGCTCTATTTAATTGTGCGGTTAGTTTAGCTACGTTTCCATCATCCAGAACATCATCACCAGATTGTGTCGCAATGAAATTAGCTACGACAGATGATATGGTTGATGATTGACGCAATGCTTTATTTAACAAGTGAGTTGGAACATCATTTGGTGGAAACCCCGTCAGTAAATCCTTACTTTCTTCATATAATCTCTGACTCACTACATTCGCATTATCACTAATAGAAAAAGCTTTAAAATCATTCTTCTGACTCATATACACTCCTTAAATTAAATAATATTATTTTATAGATTTATAGACGACTTATCACAATTCAGTATATTTCAATAAAATAATAACAAAACACCCTTATAAATCAGAAGGCTGACTATTTTTATATAATTCCAAGAGTAAAAACCCATCTATATTTAACATCTGGAAACTACTTTTCTCTTATTCCTTCTATCTATTCCTGCAATTCTTTCTGTGCTTTGTAAACTGTGTTCATAACACTCCTCCTCATCACTTACTACCATTTAGTAATAATAGTCCGCACAATAATGTAAGAAAAGGTGACTATTTGAGCCATCCTTGGCTTGGGGTTATGCAAAGCAACAAATAGCCGTCTATCCAAAAAATTCTCTTTAGTCCATTCTCATATTGCTCTTTATTGTCACTCATTTTTGCGACCGCTAATACTTGACCAATATGCATTCTGAATGCCTTAACGCCAACCTCAGAAAGGAACTGGTGTATTTTGTCAGATGGTTACGTTTAATCGCCTCGCCTCTTCATTAATCATATCTACAATATCAGCCGGAAAACCTATTGAATAAAGTATTTCTCCCGATTCATTTTTAACATTTTCAAACCTTGTCGTATCTCCATATGCCAACCATTCAAAGGGAACATGCATAGCAGCCGCTAATCTTCCAGTCACTTGCGCACTTGGTTTACTTTTACCCGATTCTGCCTTACTTGCTTTTTCAGCAACAGATTGAAATTTGTTTAGTTCCTGATTTCCGCGTTCCAAATCAGCGGTGTTAACTCTCAGAGAAATAGTTGCTATATCAGACATGCTGGCCTCAAAAATAAAAACCAGCACTAAGCTGGCATGGGTTGGTTATATGTTAGAAACAGGAAGCTACTTGACGGGTTGATTCAGTTATCAGATTTAAATGCCCGGCCAGCAACAAAGATCGCCGCCAAACCAACAAGATCTAGAGTAATAAGCGTTCCAGCAAACCAAGTATTGCCAAGAGCTGCGAATACTGTAGCTATGACAAGGATCATTACAGAGATAGTAAATCCCATCCATTGACCCCTCTTGTCTTTATTAATTACCCCTTGCATAGCCTTGCTTTTAGTATCGTGCCGGAATGCCTGCTCTTTTTCTGACAATGACAACAGCCGTTCCGCAGTACCGGGAAGGATATTTTCATACTCACGAAACATACTTGGGGGAGGTAATGGACCTTGGAAATGAGACACTTTATGTTGAACAACGGCCATGATTTTTGGGCTATCGAGCAACCTGTCCAGTAACTCTGGTTGCTCGATCAACTGATGCTTTATCCGCTCTGCTATTTCTACGGATTCAGAATCATTACTATCGACTATGTTTGTATTTTCCCGGTTTTGCATCTTTATAACCTTGAGCACTTAAAACTTTAGCAACATCCTGGGATATCGCCGCCATATCATTACGAATTTGCTCCAAATCACTCTCGGATGATACCAGTTTCATATAATTAGTCGATGGCATTATATCCATAATGCTACCTGCCGCTTTTAAGTACCGCCGTATTGCAAGTGACATATTTCACCCTCCGATTATCAACACTCTATTGTTACATAAGTTTATAACATAACCTCATCACACAATAGTGTACATCGTTGTAATGGCAGATCAACGCTAAGTTATGAGATTTACTACACCATAAATATAAAATCCTAAGCAAACTAGGCTACTGGATACTTATTACATTGAGTGTCCTAAGATGCTCTTTGTGATGTTATGCAGCCAAACTATGCAGTTCTTTAAATGCAACGACTTTTTTGATAGTTCCGACAGAACCGCCTGGCGGAAAATTCTCTTTATCTGTTGTATCCATTCCTTCCAATGTAATAGAAGTTCCTGCTGCCACTTTTACGCGGAACTCTTCGTTGCCTTTAATTTGAGTAATTAGACCGGCCATGACATTTGCGCTATCGTTTTCTGGCTTACGCTTGAGAGTTAATACTTTGCGCAGCTCGGTTTCTATATCGAATCATCTACATCTTCATATGCCTGTAGCGGCTACTTCGTTGGCGTCCTGCCTGTTCGATGCGCTTAAATTTAAGATATCTTAACAAGAATGTCAATAATTTATTTAAATAAAATTAAATATTGGTTGTGAAGATTACTTAAATAATTGATCTATTTCAAAAGAGGCTTAAGAAGAAGCAAAAAACCCTCAAGTGAGGGTCTTTTGTTTTATGTTAATGAGGTATGTGTATGTCATGGTAATTTTGCTATTCTTGCGTCAACAACTACGCCAATGATTTTGCAGTTCCCATTAATCGGTATCATTCGATATTGTGGATTAAGAGGCTTAAGATAATGTTGTCCAGCATCGACAATGTATTGCTTAAATGTTGCTTCATTTTCCTGCTCTAACGTAGCAACAACTAATTTGCCGCTTGCTGGTGCCACTTCTGGATCTACTAAAATCATCATTCCTTCTGGGATACTTAATCCGGATAGTGATGTCATTGAATCGCCTTTCACTTCCAACCAGAAAGATTCATTAGAACAATTGACGGTAGTTTCATACCAATCATCAACGGCTTTTCTATGGTAAGGTTCCACCGCTTCACTCCAATTTCCAGCACAAACCCAGCTTATTAGTGGATATTCCCCCCTTGTTTTATTGAGTTTAAGAAATGAAACATTCGAGCTATCATCTTTTTCCCCTTTAAGGATGTATGCAGCCGAATAGCCTAAAGCAGAAGATAGAGCCAAAAGGTTATCACCTTTCGGCTCAGTATCTTCTTTTTCCCATTGAGAAATAGCAACATGCGAAACACCGACAAGCTTGCCGAGTTCTCTTTGAGTGAGCTTGAGCTCTTTTCTGCGTAATTTAATACGCTCACCGATTGTAGTTTTCATAATTAAGCTATCTTAAATCCTCTTGACTTAAGATTCCTTTAGCTCAATAATTAAAGATATCTTAAATAGAGGTTTGGATATGTTCAAAGATGACGCTATTAAATTTTTTGGCAATCAGCGGGCTATCGCCGAGAAACTCAACGTGTCTGATGCCGCAGTTTCTCAATGGAAAAATGTTATTCCTGAGCGAGCAACTCTTAAGTTGAACAGAATTACTAACGGTAAACTCAAATATAATCCTGAGTTATACAACAAATCTGCTGACTAATAATTGAACTACCCACAATGAATGCACCGCCTGTGTGGGCAGTCTTACCTCTAATTTGCACAACTCATTAAGAAATTGGCAAATTCTGCGTAGCGATATTTTAGGTATTCAAACTATAACCACCATCTAGGGTGATATTTATGTGCGGCGTTTTTCAAGGTATTATCTCCCACATCAGTTTATAGCAACTGATGCATGGAACTACGCGAATGAAAAAAGAATCTAACACTCGGCAAATCCCTCTTTATGTGATTCACTGCGATCCTATGCATATACAAAAATATAACCCTATTTCTCAGGGTTATATTTTTTTAATTGATTCTGATCTGTCAAAGAGATTTATTGTTTACTATAAGCCAAGTTCTGAGTGAGAGTCCAGACGGACAAGGCGCAACGTTCTCGCATCGGGTTTTTGATAAATCAGTATCAAGTCAGGCTTGACATAGCAATCTTGAAAGTCCTTCCAATTCCCAGAAAGAACATGATCGCAATATTTCGGCTCCAATAAGCTATCAAAGGCCAATAGTTCAACCACTGGCATAAGTGCGTCATCAAGAATTTCACGATGCCGACCTTTCTTTTCTCTCTTGTAATCTTGCTTAAACTGACTTGTATAGTTAATCATCCGCATTGAGGTCAGCCATTAACTCTTTGATAGTGCAGAATGAATTACCGCAACCCTGACGAGCTTCTTTCATTGCAGCTATTGTTGTCTCATTTGGTACCAAGGGTTCAAAAGGTAACGCTTTTTCTCTTGCTACTCGCGTTAGCATCATGCGAACGGCATCTGATACAGTCAGCCCCATAGCAGCCGCCGCTTCTGCTTTAATTTCCGCGTCAATACGGGCTTGTACTAATTGATTTGTAGCTATAATAAGATTTCTCATTGAATAACACTGTCATTCAACTTTAATTCAAAGAATGTCTGACATCAACAATTTCAGGGAGCTTCAAAGTTAAGCCATCCTTAGCTTAGAGTTACCATTGGTTAAGCAAGTTGAAAAATTTCTCCCTACGGATAATTAGATAGCCTGCTCTCTGAGCAAGCTCCATGAATGTATCAAGAGTTAAAACCTTTTCATCAGAATGTAATATCTTTTGACTGACTACGATTCCACTTTCGATTGTCATTAGAATTCGTCCATTAAATGACAAACCAAACATCATCGAATTGTAATAACTTCCCGTATTACTAATTACCGGTAGTACTTCACTAGTTACCCACTATTATTATTTCCAAATTATTTAGCAGCTTCAATTCGTTGGGTTTCAAGCATTATCGGTGTATGGTGATGTCCGGTAACCGCGTACATGATAGTTCCGGTTACGCTTACACGACGTCCGATAAGGCTTCGATATATATCATAGAAATCATCAGACCCGACTACCAGTTGCATAAGGTTATAATCACCCCATTCCGGAGCCCCTTTAGCGCATCCAATTGGTTTATCTGGCTGTAATACCCAATAGGTCTCAGGAGTATCCCCATTCTCCACGCTTTCGTAATTTGGCGGGCCAGGATAGGTGATCTTTAATAATGTGCCATCAAGAGTAATTTTTTGCCTCTCTTTATAGCAGTTCTCTGTTGTTTTAACCGCAGCAATCTTTCTATACATTTCAGATGACCGTTGATACCAATCTTGAAGACATTCAACTACTGCGCATTTTTCGCGAAGTTCCCAATTCTGTTTTACCAGAGCCTTAAAGTCTGCATTGTTGTCTGTAACCAATTTAGCTTGAAGGTAATCAACATATAGGTTGTCATCAGCTTGGGATAATGCCGGGGTCGAGCAGATTAACTTTTCAGCCTTACTAGTAGCTTTTGAGCAATCAAAGCTCGCGCCGAATGATAGGAATGACATACCACACAGTATTAATGCCAAAAAACCTATTAGTGTTCTCATACACTACTCCTATTGGTGATTTTTCAGCATTATTTTAAATACATTGAAGATAAAATCACAACCTGAATTTTTTCTAATTTACAATTTTCTCCTCAGGAGATTAACTGTATTTTCAACTCTTGATTTCCTCTAAGTTATCATACCTTTTCCGCCCGATCCTACACGATTGTGAATAATCTGATCACATCTATTTATCCTCAAGCATGCAGTAAACACGCCATCAAGTTTTACCTGATATGTCTCATATTCGGTTCATTCCTTTATTGAATGATTTTCACTGGCAAATACATCGTCGCTGTAGAGTTGGATAATTCAATGTTAACAAAACTATTCTAAGAATGGCCTGTTTATTCAGGCCACTTTCATTATTTTGGCTGTTCCGGCCACTCAATATCGGGAACCTGTGAAATATCAATCCTGTTCAACATGACTCTGTATCTCTTCCATACTGATAAAGCCGTTTCTTCTTCTTTAGTCGCAATTCCTAAATCAACAGCATCTTGTAATGGTGCTATCTGCTGGCTGGCCTCTACAATAAACTGTTGTTTTTTACTTTCAGCACGCTGCTGCAATTCATCTTTTGTTGGTGGAGGAATATCGGCCCATTCCGGTAAACCATTTTGACCTGCTATACGATATTTTCCTTCTGGTACATTATTGGCAGCATATTCTTGATAAATATCAATACTAACCTCCATAATATCATCGGGCAACGAACCAGAAGCAATATAATTTGCTTTCAATTCCATTGGGTAGAATGCATTTGTTTTTGCGCTATAAAAATACATAATTAATATCCTATCGCCAAATATCTCACTAAATTACTTGATAGCTCGTGTATAGAATTTCTGCACGTCACAATAAATTGACTTGCAGAAATAGGCATGGCAGCAACCCCTGATCCATAATTACCAAAATCAGGATATGTTGCAACAATCTGAAAACAAGCATTAGGAAATGGGATGGTGAAATTTCTGTAATCATTTATATTCATAGCGCCGTTTGCTTGCCCCCACTGAATAATTATTCCAGTATCACCACATTTCCACCAACCGTTCACGACCTTATTAGCAGTATTTACATTAAGATTACAACATTTCGCAATTTTTTGTTCTAACACGCTTTTTAATTTTGCGGTAATTTTGGATACATCACCGTCATCTAAAACATCACTGCCAGATTCTGTCGCAATAAAATCAGCTACAGCAGATGATATGGTTGATGTTTGACGCAATACCTTATTTAATACGTGATTAGGAATATATTGATTGTCTGGAAATCCAATTAACAACTCTGGATATGTTTCATAGCTTTGTTGACTTAATACATTGGCATTATTACTAATAGCAAAAGCTTTGAAGTCATTTTTTGCACTCATATATATCTCCTTAAATTAAATAATATTAGTTCATAATAAACATATTGAACTATCGTGAAGATGATTTCTTACAATTCACGTCAATAATAGTCTAGTTTAGAAAAGCAATAATGAAATATTTTTATAACTAAAATGAGCAACTATTTTTGTATAATTGACAATAATAAATAACCCAACACGTTGCAATAAAAATATCCCCAAACTCATTATATTCAACATTTGAAATTAATCTTTTATATATCTTTCTTTTTCATTCAATTATTTTTATTTTAAATTATAAACGTACTCTTCATGTTAGCTGTTACAGCCATTCAATATCATAAGCCGGTAAAATATCTATCCAACTCAGTAATACCTTGTATTTTTTCAAAGCTGTTAACAGCAATTCTTTCTTATCACTTTCCATATTATTCATATATAGCCAAAATCCATATTTAAATTCTGGCTATATTATTTGGACACTCACTGAGAGATGACTACCTGAATTAGCATCATGCGAGTCAATAAATAGATGCTAGTCTAATACTCTCAAAATAATAATTTATTATTATCTTATATACCTAAATAAATTACCGGTATCATACTAACATTTAATGGGCGGTTTTCGTCTGCCGTTGGTACGACTTTTGATGCATCAAAAGTGGCATAGGCTGAATATCCATGATTACTATTAGCATTAGTTCCCGCAGCAATGACTGTAGCAGTACTCAGAACACCATAAAATGCACCACTGGTACGAGTAAAAAGCCCATGCCCTTGCCATCCCACATTACCTGTAATATTTCTAATCGCATCGCCCTGTATCACACCAGGCTGCAAACCGGCACGCGCAAATACCCCTCGTCCATCAGCAAACAAATTAGGGAGATTAATTTTATCACCACTCTGTTTGATTCCCCATGCCACCTTATATGCATCGGATAAATTATTCAATGCTTGACCAACAGTTGAATCAATCGCATAAGTAGCACCATTCGCAATATATTCTCCTTTAGCTAAATCTGATGCTGGATGTGCAGATAAATAGATATCACCCACCCGTTTAGCACTGACGTAAAAAGCTTTGCTCAATTGTGCAGTGAGTTTGGTTATATCCCCATTATCCAAAACATCCTCGCCAGATTGTTCTGCAATAAAATTAGCCACGACAGATGCTATGGTTGACGACTGACGCAATATTTTATTCAACAAATGAGTGGGAACATCATTTGGTGGAAACCCAGTCAGCAAATCCTTACTTTCTTCATATCTTTCCTGACTTACTACATTAGCATTATTACCAACAGAGAAAGCTTTAAAATCATTTTTTGTGCTCATATATCCCCCTTAGATCAAATAACATTATTTTATAATTAACATATTGAATCACTATATAGATGATTGACATTAATTCATGCAAATTATAATCTGGTCCAGAAAAACAATAATTAAATATTCTTGTAATATGAATAATCTATTTATTCAGACTATCTTTATTACTTCGGCTGTTGAGGCCACTCAACATCAGGCGCTAATGAAATATCAACTTTTCTCAACATTACTCTATATTTCTTCCATTCCAGTAGAACGGCTTTTTCTGCTTCGGAGGCAATGCCCAAATCAACAGCGTCTTGTAGTGGCACAACAAGATTATTGGCTTTAATCAATAACTGAGATTTCTCATGTTCTGCTTGCTGTATTAATTTCTCTTTATCAGCAATATAAATATTATCAGATTCTGCTTCCGCATTCTCCCCAACAGTCTTATCAGAAGGTTTATTTAACGAGTTATATTCTTGAGCCCAAAGCGTCCACGGATTATCGCTAAATTGGCTACGTGTATATACTCGACTACTATTATAAACAAAATAGCGTTGAATAACCCCAGCCGCTCTCAACACAATAAGCGAACCCGCAAACGGTTCAGGGTAATTCGCGCCATTTTTGGCATGAGCATTATATTCTTGATAATAAACTCCTGGTGTTTTATAACTATTTAAATCCGCGTTATCACCTAAATTAATCGACTGCCCGGCGAAGATATCTTGAGAAGTAATATTGATATCCGCAGCTAAAGCTTTTCCATTAACTTTTCGGGTCCCTGTAATATATCGAGAGTCAGACTCTGCTTTTGCATACGCTCCAACCTCTCCAGCAGTAGGTCTATTCAGTGTATTATATTCTCTGGTCCAAGGCGTCCACGGGCTTTCATGAAACTGACTACGTGTATATACCCGACTGCTGTTATAAACAAAATAACGTTGAACAACACCGGCCGCTTTCAGCACAACCAGCGAACCAGCGAATGGCTCAGGATAATTATTACCATTTTTGGCATGGGCATTATACTCTTGGTGATAAATCCCCGGTATTTTGTAATTATCCAAATTCGCATTATCGCCTAAACTATGCGTCTGCCCTGCGAGGATATCCTGAGAAGTAATATTAATATCCTCAGTTAACACTTTCCCGTTAACTTTTCGGGTATTGGGTATCCTGGCATTAATACTTTCACGCAATGAATTTATTATTTCCTGAACCAGCTTTTGCGTCACCGCTAATGTGTCACTATTACCTACTACATCGGTAAGCTGAACAATACCTTTTCGTGTTAATGAGGCATCTGGAACTTCTGTTGCAATTTTCTGTTCTAAGACCCTATTGAGTTGATCGGTAAGTTTAGCAATATTACCATCATCCAAAATATCATTGCCAGATTGGGTCGCGATAAAATTAGCTACCACAGATGATATTGTTGACGATTGACGCAATACTTTATTTAACAGATTAACAGGAATATTATCTGGTGGAAAACCAGTCTGTAAGCTCTGGTTTTCTTCATACTTTGCTTGACTCACTACATTAGCATTATCATTAATAGAAAAAGCCTTAAAATCATTTTTGGCACTCATATACAATCCTCAAATTGAATAATATTATTTTGAGAGGAAATTCAAAAATAAAAACATCTATTTTTGCATTGTAAATTACATATCAATATCCTATTGCAAACCAAAACGCAGAACTTTCAGTCTCGTATGCCCAATAACTAAATCCTGTTACAGACAATTGTCTTGCCACAACATTATATGATGATTCTAGGTTAGATTTATCACCCAATGTCAACGAAACATTTACACAAGCATTAGGAAACTGGATTGGAAAATTAACGGGTGTATCATACGCTGCCCAGTTCACGATCCCCCACTGATAAATCACCCCTGTATCCCCACATTTCCACCAACCATTCACTGATTTTAAAGCTGTATTTTTATTTCCTTTAGCATTAACCAGGTTATCTACTTCTGCTTTTGTATACCCGCTAATAACTCTGTCAGCAGGTTTATTCAATGTGTTATATTCTTGGGCCCAAGGTGTCCATGGATTATCATGGAATTGGCTACGTGTATATACTCGGCTGCTGTTATAAACGAAATAACGTTGAATGATTCCAGCCGCTTTCAACACAATAAGTGAACCAGAGAGCGGTTCAGGATAATTGACGCCATTTTTAGCATGAGCATTATAATCCTGATAATAAATTCCTGGTGTTTTACAGTAATCCAAATTTACATTATCACCTAAACTAATCGCCTGCCCACTCAAAATATCCTGAGAAGTAATCGTGACATCCGTAGATAAAGATTTTCCATTCACCTTGCGGACCCCTGCAATATATCGGGAATCAGAATCTATTTTTGTATATGCGCCAATATCCTCAGCAGTAGGTTTATTCAACGTATTATATTCTCTCGTCCAAGGTGTCCACGGATTATCATGAAACTGACTACGTGTATATACCCGGCTGCTATTATAGACAAAGTAACGTTGAACGGTCCCAGCCGATTTCAATACAACAAGAGAACCGGCGAGAAATTCAGGGTAATTAAGGCCATTTTTGGCATGAGCATCATATTCTTGATGATAAATTCCCGGTGTTTTGTAGCTATTCAAATCCGCCTTATCACCTAAACTAATCGCCTGCCCACCTAAAATATCCTGAGAAGTAATAGTGATATCCTCAGACAGTGCTTTCCCATTAATTTTTCGGGTATTTGGTACTTTAGTATTAATACTTTCACGCAATGAATTTACTATTTCCTGAGCCAGCTTTTGCGTAATAGCTAATGTGTCACTATCGCCCACCACATTAGTAAGCTGAACAACGCCCTTTTGTGTTAATGAGGCATTTGGAATTTCTGTTGTGATTTTCTGTTTTAAAGCCTTATTTAATTGCTCGGTAAGTTTCGCTACATCTCCATCATCCAAAATATCACTACCAGATTGTGTCGCAATAAAATGGGCTACGACAGATGCTATTGTTGACGATTGACGTAATACCTTGTTTAACAGATTAATAGGAATATTATCTGGTGGAAATCCAGTCCGCAAACTTTGGTCTTGCTCATATTTCTCTTGACTCGCTACATTAGCATCATTACTAATAGAAAAAGCCTTAAAATCATTTTTAGTACTCATATACACCCCTTAGATTAAATAGCATTATTTATAGTAAATATATTGAATTATTATCAAGGTAATCCTTAATAATTTACGGCCGCCATAGTTTAATTCATAAAAATAATAATAAAACGTTCTTCTAAATCAGAAGAATAATTATTTTTGTATAATTAGCACAAAGAATAAAACCAATAAATTTCCATGAGAACATATCCAAACCATTTATATTCAACACCCGAAATTATTTCCTCCATTTTATAGTTTACTGCAATTTTCTATGTTTCATATTCCAGGCTAAACCTTTCAATATATTAATTCCAGAATCAATAAAACTACTGTATAAATGGCCTGTTTATTCGGGCCATTTTCGTCACTTTCCATTTGAGTCGCAATACCTAAATCAACAGCATCTTGTAGTGGTATTACCTTCTTACTTACAGTGAATAAAAGTCACAGCTTCTCATAGTAAACGCAACATCATTAAGCTAAAAATAAATAAATTCGCATTACTTTAAATAATTCATTAGATATTTTATCATCCAAAATATTTCGGGGTAATTATTTTATTGAGTTTACTGATAATCCTGAAATGCTACCATCAATCACCTTCCTGCATTTTTCTTTATAAATTAATTTACAAATTCCCTCATAAAAAAAGAGATCTCTTGATATCCCTTCAAATGATTAATCATCTATTTATACCCTTCATCTTTCAAGCTGCTGCTTTGTTGGCTGCTTTCACTCACCCCAGTCACATCGTTATCCATGCTCCTAGGGATTCATTCACTTGCCGCCGCGCTGCAACTCGAAATCTATTAGGTATATTACTTATTTTTTGTTAAATTAACCGGTTAATCTATTCTCTTATTTCCTGATTTATTTTTAATTTTTTACTAATGATTGATGGACGTCAGTGCATTTTACTTTGGAAAAGAACAGATGCTAAGGTAATAGCAACGAACCTCCCTCCTGAAAATGCACTTATTAGTTTAGCCGAATCCATTTGTTATTAATAATCCAATGAGTTAAGAATTCATTTCTTCAATAAAGCAACTTCATCCGCATTTTTCTGGCACAACAGAGTAAGATTAGTAATAGAACGGGTAAGATTGTCTATAGTACTCTCCAGCCTTTTAATATCCATTTCCAGTTGCTTATTTTTTATATCCAATGCACCCATTCTTGTCAATTCAGCATATAATTGCTGACCATTCACCGCCTCCGTACTGTTCCTCGAAATATCCCCGGCAGCAACATTCACAATCTTACGTTGATTACCCGGCCTTCCTACAGAAACAACGTTCGATTTGCTGGCAACGGCATTTGAACCTAATGCAATGCTCCCACTTGCTGTTACAGAGGCGTTTTGACCAATCGCAATTCCCTGAGACGCACTAACACTAACCTTTTGCCCCACGACAATAGCAGACGGAGAGTTGGATTTAGAGTCTGATCCTAATACAATACTCCTACTTCCTGTTACAGAGGAGTTTTGACCAATCACAATTGCCTGAGACCCACTGGCAGAAACATTTTGCCCCAGAGCAATAGAAGACGAGCCGCTGGATACAGAGCCATCTCCTAATGCAACGCTCGAACTTCCTGTTGCAGAGGAATTTTGACTAATTGCTACTGCCTGACTCCCCCTGGCAATAGCTTTTTTCCCCAGAGCAATAGCAGCCGAACCGCTGGATATAGAGTCTGATCCCACTGCAACACTCGAATTTCCTGTTGCAGTAGAGTTTTGACTAATTGCTACTGCCTGAACCCCGCTAGCAACAACCTTTTGCCCCAGGGTAATAGAAGCTGAACCACTGGATATAGAATCAGCACCAATCGCAATTGGCCATATGACTTTATCATCCTCATTCTCTTTATCCTCTTTTCTACCCGCCAGTTGATTTTGCCCAATAGCAATAGCAGCCTCACTAATTGATTTAGAAGTTAGTGGTGAAGCACCAATTGCTATAGCATATATTGCTGGTGCTTCTGCATTCCCCACAACAACTGAATCTTTACCAACTGTTTGATCGGTTATATTCATATTATCTGTAGACATAGATACCTCTTAATTCAGAAATTAAATTACTATATACCCGTTATCTTTCAAGCTGCTGCTTTGTTGGCTGCTTTCACTCACCCCAGTCACATAGTTGTCTATGCTCCTGGGGATTCGTTCACTTGCCGCCGCGCTGCAACTCGAAATCTATTAGGTATAACTTATTGCTGGATTAATAAAACCAGCAATATAACGTAGTATTGAACGTCACGGATAATTAAATTTCATATAATGATTTTTCTATACTTTTCATCATGAAATATTAAATCAACTTAACAGAATCTAAAAATATTATTATAACCTCCACTTTTTTACGCAAGTTAAAATTAACACCAAAAGTCGATAAAACATAATATTATACAAAAAATCCAGTTTGTAAATAAATTAAAATCCTAGAATTGTGAAATATATTTCATGGGATGCTATCCTAGATAATTAATTTTAACCAAGATACCAAACGTCATACGCGTAGATTTAATGGCATACTGAAAGGGCATTTTGAGATATTTCCCAAGGAATGTAAATAGATATTTAACACACCCGGCACAAAAAAATAATTACACATTTTAAAACAAATAGTTGAGGGGGAAATATAATCATTATCCAAGGTGGCCTTATAATTTTTACATTAATAGTCCACAGTAACCCAGTCTATAAAAATGATAATGAAATTTCATTACAGATTAAAAATAGACTGTTTTTAATCTGACAAAAATAAATAATCCAATAGGACCCCATCAAAAATATATCCAAAATAATTATATTCAACATATGAAATTATTATTCTCTTATCTCTTTTATTTTAATTAGTCTGCCCAGAGAAACAATAATAAACGACGCCTATTCATAAAAATATTTTAACAGCACTGAACCAATACCCACGACCCTTCCTTTGTTTTCGCCGGATCGCTATTAGCTTTTATTTCCGATTGTTTATAGCGCGTAACACAGATGAATAGAAATAAGTCAATAAATCCTTTCAGTACAATTTTGCCTGGCCAGATTTATATCAAACTGACAAGTCACCTAACTCAGATTGTTCAGCTATGTCCCCTATAACTCTCCTCTGCAACTACCGATTAACATATAGCAAGTGATATGCAACCTAAGGATAACGGTTAGTCATACCACTCAGTATCCCCTCTGCAAGATGCGCTCATCTCATCACCTAAAACACCGATGCAAAATTATTTTAATCTTTAAAATAATTTTTAAAAACCACTTGACTCTGAAGTTTTTCTGATTAAAATCGCAGCCACAATTTAGATTTTCGTGAAACAAATCACATTTTACCAATAAAGAGAGTTCATCATGAAATCTGTTACATCTTTCATCTCAAGTGTTCATAGTGTTGTTGTCTACCTCTCAACATCTCGCTTTCTGTAAGTATGCTTTTCAACCGATGAGTGAAAGGCCAGTTTCCGAGCTGGCTTTTATTAGATTAAAAGATTCAATATTAAAGGGAAATAAACAATCGATAAATAAAATCCTTATCACTAAATCATATATTCTCAGCCTAATAGCCAAGAATATATGAAATAACAATCAACAGATATTAATAATTCAATGCATCGAGAAGTCGTTTCTTCAATAATGCGACATCATCCACACTATTCTGAACCAGCAGAGTAAGATTAGCTACATCACTTTCCAGAGATTGAATCTTCTCTTCCAATTCTTTATTCTTTGCATCCAATAATATATCAACCCTTGCCGATTCAGCATATAGCTGCTGACCATTAACCGCCTCAGTACTGTGATTTGAAATATCTCCAGCCGCAACATGTATAATCTTACGTTCATGGCCCGTTTTTCCTACAGAAACAACATTCGGTTTATTAGCAATAGAATCCGCACCTAATGCAATGCTCCCTTTTTCTGTTGCGGAAGAGTGTTGACCAATTGCCACTGCCTGAGCCGCACTAGCAGTCACCTTTTGTCCCAAAGCGATAGAAGCCAGGCCGTTGGATACAGAATCAGCACCAATCGCAATCGGCCAAACGACTTTCGTATCACCTTGTTTACCCGCGATTTGATTTTGCCCAATGGCAATAGCCGCTTCACTGATTGTTTTAGAATTTCGGGGTGAAGCACCAATTGCGATAGAATGCACTGCTGGCGCTTCTGCATGTCCAAGTACAACTGAATCTTTACCTGTTGTTTGTTCAGCTACATTGGTATTTTCAATAGACAT